ATTATTTAAATAAAATGTAGGTGAACCAGCTAATATTGCAGTGCTTGATAATGGTGTCCAAAATGTTCCTGTTGAATCATAAACTCCAAATGACTCAGGGCCAAGCTGACTACCAGATTTAAACACTGTCTCTGCAAGATAACCGTTATAGGCATAGTTAGCATTATCGTAATTTCCAATCCAGTGATCTTCGCTAGGCTCACCCCAAGCTAGATCAATATTTTGTGATGGATAACTAGTTGAGCTAAATGATGTAATTTTTTCACCATTGACATATACTTTGTAACGATTTGATGCAATGGCCTGTGTAGTATCAGCCCCTATAACTAAATTGTACCAACCAATGTCTCTAAAGACTTGAGTGGTGGTAACATCATCCCAATTTGATATTACAAGTGTTCCATTTGTATTTATACGTACTTTCCACCAAGTCGTTTCACTGTTCGCACTGCCATGATCCGATGCAAATATAGGCCATCCAACTCCACCAATTGATCCAGTTTCTTTGCCGAGATAAAACCAAGTAGATAATGTAAATGTTTTTTGATTAAAACCAGACCCATCTGTTGTATACGATAGCCCATCAGTAGATGCACTAGCGTCAAACAAAGCAGAGTTACCTACTGATACTAAACTTGTACCACTAGTTGCTGCTGCTGCACCCATTAATAAATTATTATTAAACATTATTAACTATACTCCTGCGATAGTATTGCTTGTATATTTTCACCAGTGTCATCACTAGATATAGAAGCTACTATGTAGTCTAGTCTATCCACTGCACCACCAGAGGTAGAGAAGGTTGGATCAGATCCTGCTGGAAACTTCCAACAAGCATTCCATGATAGTGTACCACTACCACCTGATTGTACAAAGAATATACTTCCTGTTTGTCCTACTCTAGCATTTGTTGGTCTTGCCATTGTATGCGCTGCTGTCACAGTTGTCAAGAAGTTTTGTGCGCCTCCAAAGTTAAGAGATACACTAGTTACTCCATTGATTGCTGTAGTATGGACTGAAGCTGCTGCTGACTTAGCAAGAGCAAATGTACCACCTACACTTGTATTACCACTAACTCTAACAGTTCCTAAGAATCCTGAGTTACCTGTGATGGTAGCTGTGCCACCTATAACTACAGCATCTTCTAATGATACTGCTGCTGAAACCCTAAGAGTTCCTAAGAAACCTGAGTTACCTGTTATAGTAGCAGTACCACCTATTACTACATTGCTCTCCAGAGAAGTTGCTCCTGCCACTCTAAGGGTGCTTAAAAAGCCTCCTGCACCTGTTATGGTTGCTGTGCTACCCATCTTAACAGTACCACCTATGGATACGTTATCTTTTAGAACAACTGCTCCAGTGACTGTAAGAGTACTTCCTAAGTTGACTGCACCTTCTAAAGATGTAGCTCCAGATACTCTGACTGTTGTTAGAAATCCTGTAGCTCCACTGACTGTTACTGTACCTAAGAAACCTGCTGCTCCAGCTACAGTTACTGTGCTGAGTAGATTGACTGCTCCACCTACACTTAATGTAGATGCTAGGCTAGTTGCTCCAGCTATTGTAACAGTAGAACCAAAGTTTGCAGCACCACCTACACTGAGTGAAGATGCTAAACTTACTGCACCTCCTACAGTTACAGTTCCTAGTAAATTTGTATTGCCACTTACAGATACGTCATCCTTAAATGTTGCAGCACCTGCTACTGTAACAGTACCACCTACAAATAAGTTACCACCTACTGTTGCATTATTAACAGAGATATTACCTTCTATAGAGGCTGTAATTCCTGTTAAGTTAGAACCATCTCCAAAGAAAGCTGATGCACATACTTTTGCATTAGTTGCTTGAACATTAGCACCACTGATTGTTACTGTACCACCTATATTGAGACTAGATGCTAGACTGACTGCACCTGCTATAGTTACTGTAGATCCAAAGTTAGCTGCTCCTCCAACACTAAGTGATGAAGCAAGACTGACTGCTCCTCCAACTGTGACTGTACCTAGTAGTCTTGTATTACCTGATACTGACACATCATCTTTAAAAGTACCTGCACCTGTAGCTAAGAATGTACCACCTACTGAAGTATTACCTGTTACGTCTAGTGTTCCTCCTACAGTTACATTACTCTTTAATGCTGCTGCACCTACAACTGTGACTGTACTTGCAAAGTTAGAAGCTCCTGCTACACTAAGTGAGGATGCTAAACTTACTGCACCACCTATTGTGACTGTTCCACCAAGATTTGTATTACCACTAACTGAGACATCATCTTTAAATGTAGCTGCTCCTACAACATTAAGAGTACCACTGACTGATACAAAGCTACCTACATTAATATAACCTGAGACTGAGATGTTTGTTGTAATACCTAACTCAGCTTCTACGTTAGAAAGGTTACGTCCATCACCGTAAAAGAATAAAGCTGTTACATTACCATTTACATTTACATTAGCACTAACTGATACATTATCATTAAATACTGCTGTACCACCTACTGACACATTAGTAGCTACATCTAAGTCTCCACTGACTGACACATCATTCTTAAACTCAGTCTTAGCTGTGAAGGTTCCTGCTCCTGTTACTGCAAGAGTACCACCTAGAGAAGTATTACCTTCTACTGATACATTACCCTTAACTCCTAAAACACCACTGACTGATACGTCATCCTTAAAGGTTCCTTTACCTACAACTGTAACTGTTGAGCTAAATGTACCTGCTCCAGTATTAACCAGTGTACCACCTATAGAAGTATTACCTGCTACAGCCAAGGCTCCACTTACAGATACATCATCTTTAAATACTGCTGTACCTGTTACTGTGACTCTCCCATCTATAAGAGCATTACCTACTGAGATACTACCACCAATAGAAGCTGTTAGACCTGTTAATTCTGAACCATCTCCAAAGTATTTAGCAGCACATACCGTACCTGCTACATGCATTCCTGAAGCTAGACTAGCTGCTCCTGATACTCCAAAAGTTCCATTAACATGTACAGAGTTGGTTGCTATTCTTAATGCAGTCTGAGTACCATCTGCTGTCTGTACGTTTGTTAAAGAGGTTGTAACACCTGTTCCTGTTGTACTTGCATTAACTGTAAGTAATGACCTGTACGTATTAGATATAAGTTTACCAGTAAAATTTGTCATATTGAATCCCACGTTCTATTTGCAAGTTGCCACGTTGTATTACCTATAATAGGAGCAAGTGTTGTTGGATCTAATGTCTCCCATTGTGCATATTGATCCCATGTTATTCCCCTACCACCTGTATCAGGTCTAGGATCTTGTACCATAGGATTGTCTCTAACATCTGGCACTTGATTTAATGGACTATTCTTTAAGTCATATTGTCCCTCAAAGTCTTCAGGACACACAAGTAATCCATAACTGTTTAATCTCATTACACTACGTTGATACACAAATCCACATGTATCACACATAGCCAATACGTTTGTTGTCTTACCTCTTGACATTAATTATAAAATGTCAGTCTAGGTAACAAATAGAGAGAAGCACGTTCACGATCTTCTTCCATTGCTCTAGCTAACATTTCCTCGTAGTTTGTTTTTAACATTGCTATCCTAGTGTCTGGTACAAGAGGACGCTTCATAGACATATAGTAAGCTAGTCCCATTGTCAAACACGGTAAAAATCTTTTAGGTAGATCTGCATTCTGATCAGCAGACTTATTCACATCAGTCATTTCACTTACTGTTTCTATCTTAAGTACATCTGTAGCATTTTCTGGTATAGGCCACACTGATAGTGTAGGATTATCTCTACCTCTACGTATGCTGTACTGAGATGGTCTTCCTATTTGAGTAGGTGCAGGAATAAGTAAGTATTCTTCTGGAGTAATTCTTGTAAGTTGTATATCTGTATTATCTCTACTAAGTACAACTTCAATAGCATTTACAGTATTACTACTTAGTTCATATGATGTCACACTAGTTGCTAGAGTTACAGCAGTAGTCACTGTAGTCCATAGAAGTATGCCTCTATTCTGCCAATCCTTAAGCATAAGATTAACAGAACGTCTTGCAGAAGCAGGTTCATGACCAAGAGTATCTTCTCCCCCTATCATCTCACTAGCTTCTTGTATAACTTCATCTATGTCTAGATTAAAGTTGTATGTTCCTGATACTGCCATTATGTTCTATACCTTCTTGTCTTTCTTGCAATCTTCTTAGGTTGCCTAACGAACTGCTTTCCTGCAGCAGTCCCCTTCCTCTTTGCTCTGGTGGTTGCTGCATACTCCTTTGATGACAGGCTTTTGATTGCCTTCTCTGGAAGATACCTCTCTCCTGTCTTGCTTGACGGTTTCCCTGACTTGGTTCTCCATTTCTGCTTGCTCCACTTACTTAGTTTATTACTAGACTTTTTCTTCTTACCTTTATATGTACCACCTGATTCTTTATAATACTTAACTGCTAGTTGCATTGCCCTTGCTGAATGCTTGCCACCCATCTTAGCTTTTGCTCTAGCTTTAGCCCTAGCCCATTTAGCAGGATCTCTTTTAGTAGCTGTACCACTAGACTTTTTTTTTCTTACTGCCATTCTGACCTCTTGCTTTCTTGAGTGATGCTTTAGCTCTCTTGGCTATATTCACCACTTGGGTTTTCTTCATTACCTTTGCTCTTTGTTCCATCACAGTTAGTATCTGTATCTTACGAGCATATGGTTTTTTTATTCTTCTAACTTTAGCAACTGTAGCTCTAGCATCAGCAGGAGTAGCAAACTTTATACGTACTGTATCACTAGGATTTTCGTCTGTATAAAGTCTACGTTTAGATCCTTTAGGTTTTTTTCCTGTTCCTTTTTGAGGATCAGCCATCTTAACCCCAATCTGTTTTAACAATGCATTCACTGCAACTACATTGTTTACATACTTCTATTTCTTTATTCTCATTATCTATTACTTTAGTTAAAGCTATTCCACAATGAGAATCATATCCACAGTTTTTACACTTATTCATTTACCTACTTTCTTCATTGCAGCAGTATGTGCTTTTTTAAAAGTAGTACCTTTTTTCATTTCACTTCTCATAAAAGACATATGTTTTTTAGTGTGATGAACTGAATGTTTCTTTAAAGTGTCAGTCTGACGCTTCGTCAGTTTCTTCAACTTAGATGATTTTTTCTTCGGCTTTAACAATTTTTTTTCCTTTTTGAAAATTAGGTATTACCTAACTTTACCGCCCCTACGTCTTTTAACAGCACCGCCCTTAGATTTGTACTTAGTCTTCTTAGCCATGCCACCACCCATACGTTTTACAACACCGCCTTTAGACATATATTTAGTTTTTTTTCTTCCTGCCATTTTTCTTCTCCACATAAAGATTGTTAAAAGTAATATTCGGATTCATATAACTATTATCTATTTCTGCTGAATGAATATACTGACTTGGTGCAAAATCTGGTGCGCCTTCTCCAGTAACCCACAAAGCAGGATTTGTAACTCTAACTCTATTATTCGGTAATGCTATTATATTTCCTGTATATTCTCCAGCATCTATAAGTTCTAAAACATGTGACTGTTTATGTTGTGCTGGATCATCGGCTATAGCATTATCTGTATAATCAACTGTAAA